CCTGGGGCCCGGCCTTTTGCCGGGTCACAGGAGTGCGTGTCAGTAATGACACGGGGCGTTTGGGTTTTAAACCCAACAAACGGAGATCGTAATGTTAGTTACAAAACCCCGACGCTATTCACTTATAGTGAATCGCGATTTTAGGCGGAGCTTTACTGGCTCCATCTATCACGGTGCGCCTGACCAGGTCACGAAGGATCATCCCTATTCGAACCAAACGATTGTTTGGACGGATTCAAGGGAAACACATGATTCTCCTGACTGGCGCTCGCGCATTAAACGGGGACTCAATGCTACCGGCAATCTTGTCGGTAACAAAGAGGGGTTCGACTCTAGGGATGGTTCATATTCTTCACTGAATATCATCAACCCGAACTCGGCCTTTGAGTTTCGTGACTACCAGATCTTTAGGGGTCCCATCGTTTACGCTGGGAATCCGACGAGTCTGGGTCTTTCGATCACCCGCGCCGACAACCAGGCGCTGCAGCGTTTCGTGTCAAGTGCTCGTTCGGCGCAAACGACCCTTCAAGGTCTTGCAACGGCGGGCGAACTTGGCTCTACGCTTCGGCAAATCACAAATACGTCTGAAAGCGTATATCGTGAGTTATGGGAGTTTGTTAATGGCCTCCGTCGAGGCCGGCTCCCGACCCACTGGCGACGTAAGTCGTCTGCGCAATTAAGATGGATTCGTGACCGCTGGTTAGAGTTCAGCCTCGGTGTCAAACCACTCGTTGCCGATATTGACGATGCGATGAATTTGCTCGCTACTGAACGTAAATTCCTCTCTGACTGTGTAGAAGTACACGGCTTTGGGGAAGACGTCAATGTGAGCTTTTCGCCAAATAGTCAAGAAACGTACAACGTTTCGTGGGAAGACATGAGAACTGATAGGTGGCAGGTGCGCTATTATGGTAAAGTCTTTCGACAAGTACCATTCGCATCGCCGGGGAGGGATCTCGGCCCTTCGGGCTTCGATCCGTCCAACTGGCTGCCATCGTTATGGGAGATAATCCCGTACTCGTTCGTCGCTGACTATTTTCTAAATATTCAGCACGTTATATCAGCCTACAGTTTTAACCGCACCTTAATCCAATGGGTGAGTCGGACTAAACGCCATATTCTGTCAACTGAGACAGTAAATGCGCACCAAATCCACTCCAAAGAGGAATTAGGGTTAGCGGCCGCGACTGTTGTTCCTGGGTTCATGAACCATTGGCAAGTCACTGTAGATCGCCGTGCACTGGATACGATTGGGATTCCAACTTTGGAGTTCACAATCCCCGGCACGTCGACTAAGTGGCTCAACCTTGCTGCACTTTTTGCCGCAGGGCGTAAAACCCAACGGTTATTTTCTAATTGAATAGTCAGGAGTAGCCGAATATGGGATCATATTCGCCAGATCTTTCGATAACGGGTGGGCTCCAGACCAACATGACGACACCAGTTTGGACACTGGTGGCGGATGCGGCACCTGAACCCAACGGCGTTCAACACGCCTGTACTGCTCTTGCGAGTGGTACGGCTGCGAACGTCGTCTTTCATTCCGTCTCGAAGCCCTTCACGGTGACGGTGGTTAAACCCAAGAAGTTTGCAACTCTTGGGCCCATCAATTCTGTGACGGGGGTTCGCAATGGAACTATTCCCAAAAACACGTACTGGATCATCGTCCGGAAGGGCGTTGATTGCAGCGCGGTCGATACGAATCAGCTTACGACTGCACGTCTTCAAATCGACGTGCCAGCTGGGGCTGACAGTTACGACCCGGCCAATGTACGTGCGATGCTGTCCCTCCTGATCGGCATTCTCAACGAAGAGAGTGCTGATTTGGGTGATTCTGTCATCTCGGGTATCTTGGGCTCCTAGCCCAGGCTCTTGATGTCACTTATTCTCTCATTTGAGGCGTAATATGAAAGTTCAAGAGTTCCGAGTTGTAAGCGTGTCCCTTCCCCGCGATTTTCTCGAGGGGAGGAATAATATGCGCTTAGTCCTAAATCTCTCTCAGATCAAAGCTTCCGGGAGAGAATATCGTTACAACATATCCGTCGTTCGCTGCGAGGCGAATGGCGACTGGGTAACGATGAGTGAAGGCTTAAAAGGTTCACACTCTGCAAAGGGTGGCTGGATTCCGTTCCAGTTTCCTTCAAAAGTCTGCACTCGGGATGAGGTCGACGCAATCGAGATGTTGCTGAAGACCTTGACAGTTCCTCTAGACGCAGCTTGGGCCTTCTCTTATATCAAGTATGTCAAGAAATTGGCATCCTGGATTAAAGAGGATATCAGGCTGTGGGATGAGAATTTTGATCCCACTCAGGACTATGATCTTGACGATCGAGTCTTGTCTGCGATTCTCTAACTAGAGGCAGCAAATCCACTGAATAGTGGTTTCAGGAGACAATATGGGTGCTTACCCTGTCGTTCTTTTGCGATGCCTTGAACATGATCTTCGCCAGTACCCAGTGTCGAAAGACATTTGGCCTGGTGCTACTCCACGCGAAGCGGCCAGCGTTAGTATTCGGAGGTCACTCTTCAAGAAATGGGAGAGTGATCAGACTGATGACGCTGACGAGGCTTGCTTAGCTAAGTTTTTGCAGGTCAATAATGGCTGCAGAGACTGGAAGCTAGACATCGATACGCTACACACGTGGGATGAGGAGCTCTGGGGTGAGTTTAAAAGCTCACTTGACAGGTTCTTTCATCCCGGTGGCTTACCGCTAGTAGGGCACTTTGGATCTCTCCTCCGTTACGGAAGAGTCGGTCCTGGTGCCTCACTAGGTGCGGCTGGAGGGGACTTCTATACGAAGTTCTTTTCATCACCGCTCACGTCTACTCGACATGTCCTATACGAAGAGTATAGGCGCTACACGAGGAATTACCCGGAGTGGAGTAATGCGGAAGCAATCCGCCAGCTCGACTACGGCGACGCCCGTATAGTGAAAGGAAACAGTCTCAGCTTTGTTCCGAAATACACGCATATCTCGCGGTCTATCTGCACTGAACCTTCGCTGAATATGTTTTATCAGCTCGGGCTAGGTGAAGTTTTGAGCGCTCGATTAAAGGAATACTTCGGTATCGACCTTGAAATCCAGCAGTTTCATAACCGTGAGCTTGCTCGTAGAGGCAGCCTCGATGAGGGCTATTCCACCCTCGATCTCGAGTCTGCAAGTGACTCAATTAGCCTTCGTTTGTGCGAAGCAGTTCTGCCTAAGTGGGTTAACGACCTACTAAAGCTGCTGCGTTCGCCTACAACGGTTATTGATGGTCATGAGCATGAGTTGCACATGGTATCTACGATGGGCAATGGTTTTACTTTTGCCCTTCAAACAGTCATGTTCAGCTGTATGGTAGAGGCTTCTGCTAACTGGCATAGGTTTAACCTAAAGTACCCCAGGGTGACCTGGGATCCTCTTGTCAGACAGAAGCGGTTTCATCACGGTAACTTTGCCGTCTACGGTGACGATATTATCTGCCCCGTCGTTTTGACGGATCGGGTATGTCGTCTTCTCCGTTTGGCAGGTTTCGTGGTAAACACCTCTAAGTCCTTTGTAGAGGGACCGTTTAAGGAGTCCTGTGGAGCCGATTTCTACTTCGGCGTGAATGTCAGAGGCGTGTATCTTAAGCGCCTTGACACTTATCAGGATTTCTTCTCTGCAATTAACCAACTTAACCTGTTCTCTACAAGAACGGGCATCCGTCTACCTACTGTGATCCGCTGGCTACTCTCTCGAGTGCCATGGGTCCCAGTTCCTAGGTGGGAGGATGATTCTGCTGGGATCAAGGTGCCGTTGTCTCTCCTGAGAACTCGAACCATCGGGGAAGAGCAGAGTATTCTTTATTCTGCTTATCGTCCCCGTGGTCTCAAGATCAGGATTCTAGACTCGTGCATCAAGGTTCCTGCAGGACTTAAGCGGCGAATGTTCAACCCGTCTGGGTTGCACATAAGCTATTTGCAGGGTTCGATTAACGGGTCCACCATACCGGTCCGGCAAAAAGACCGGGATATACTGTGGATCCGGAAGCGCAGGCTCGTCGCCCCTAACTGGGATGCCGAGCCTACTGTCCACCCTCTCCAAGGGTGGTTTTGCTGGCGGCGTTGGGAATACGCCGTCTACCTTAACCTTTAGCCTAATAGCTATCGGTTGAGCCCCTGGTGGTGAGATACCACTCCCTTCCAATACCAATGCCTGGC